AAACAAATTTATGGTAGATTACACGATCATCCAAGACTTATTGATCACGTTAAGAAGTGCGTAGATGCAGGAGTATATGACAAAGAGTTACTCGATTTGTATTCTGAAGAGGAATTTGAGAAACTCGAAACATTTATAGACCATGAGAGAGATTATTTGTTTACATATGCTGGACTTCGCCAAGTAGTCGATAAATATTTGGTACAAGACAGAAGCACAGGAGCGTTATACGAGTCTCCACAGTTCATGTATCTTTTGATATCTGCTTCTATATTTTCAAAGTATTCACCAGAAATCCGATTAGACTACGTTAAAAAGTATTACGATGCCATTTCCAAACACAGAATCAACATCCCAACACCAATCATGGCGGGAGTCCGTACACCCCTTCGGCAGTATGCGTCTTGCGTTTTGGTTGATATTGACGACACCTTGGATAGTATTTTTAGTTCTGACATGGCCATTGGTAAGTATGTCGCACAAAGGGCTGGTATTGGTATCAACGCTGGTAGAATCAGGGGGATCAACGCTAAAATCAGGGGTGGCGAAGTGCAGCACACAGGTGTCGTCCCGTTTCTCAAAAAGTTTGAGAGCACTGTCAGATGTTGTACTCAAAATGGCATCAGAGGTGGATCAGCAACTGTCCACTTCCCAATCTGGCACCAAGAAATAGAAGACATAATAGTTTTAAAGAACAACAAAGGCACTGAAGATAATCGAGTACGCAAACTCGATTACTCAATACAGTTGAGTGCATTATTTTATCAAAGGTTTATTGACAATGAAAAGATTACACTTTTTTCTCCTCATGATGTTGCAGGGCTTTACGATAGTTTTGGTACAGAGTCTTTTGATGAACTATACGTAAAGTATGAGAATGATGATTCTATTCCTAAGACAACAGTTGATGCTCAAGAATTAATATTAGAACTCTTGAAAGAAAGAGCAGAAACTGGTAGAATTTACATAATGAATATTGATCATTGTAATTCTCACTCATCATTTACTGACAAAGTTGAGATGAGTAACTTGTGTCAAGAGATTACACTACCAACAAAACCCGTACAACATATTGATGACGAACATGGTGAAATTGCTTTATGCATTCTTAGTGCTATTAACATTGGCAAAATTAGGGATGTTTCAGATCTTGAAACTCTTTGTGATCTTAGTGTTAGGAGTCTTGATGAACTCATTGATTTTCAAGGATACCCCGTCAAAGCAGCAGAGATCGCTACACGAGCAAGACGTTCACTTGGTGTTGGATACATCGGACTTGCACACTATCTTGCCAAGCAAGGTGTAAAATATGATGATCCAAAAGCATGGGAATTGGTACATGACTTAACAGAAGCATTCCAATATTATCTTATAAAGTCCACTGTGAACCTTGCAAAAGAAAAGGGTGCTTGTGAATATTCTAAAAATACTAAATATTCTCACGGTATATTGCCAATTGATACTTATAAAAAAGATATAGATGAGATCGTTCCTAACAAATTAAAACATGATTGGGAATCTCTTAGAGCACTTGTCTTGGAACACGGAGTTAGGAACTCAACACTGTCCGCACAAATGCCTTCGGAGAGCAGTTCCGTTGTGTCAAATGCCACAAACGGAATCGAACCTCCTAGAGGATACCTGTCCATTAAAAAGTCGAAGAAAGGGCCTTTGAAACAAATTGTACCCGGATATCAACACTTAAAAAATAACTATACACTCTTATGGGACATGGAGTCTAATGAGGGATATATCAATGTCGTTGCAGTTATGCAAAAGTTCTTTGATCAAGCGATTTCCGGTAATTGGAGTTATAATCCAGAACACTATCCAGATAACGAGGTTCCGGTATCTGTGATGGCACAAGATCTTCTAACAACTTACAAGTATGGTTGGAAGACATCTTACTATCAAAATACTTATGACATCAAAACAGATGAGATCGAGGAACCACCAACACCATCAACAGATCTAGGAGAATTAGTTTCTTGTATTTTAACGGAGGAAGAAGACTGTGAGTCTTGTAAAATTTAAAACAAGTTCAGAGGCAAAAATGAAAAAAGTTGACTCGATGACCGTTTTTAACACTGAAGAAGTTGAGACAACAAAACAACCGATGTTCTTTGGAAAACCACTCGGAATTCAAAGATATGATAACTATAAGTACCCAGTATTTGAGAGATTAACCACTCAACAACTAGGGTATTTCTGGAGACCAGAAGAGGTCTCATTACAAAAAGATAGAAGTGACTATCAGACACTTCGTCCGGAACAGAAACATATTTTCACCAGTAACTTAAAGTATCAGGTGATGTTAGATTCTGTTCAAGGAAGGGGGCCCGGTATGGCATTTGCACCATATTGCTCTCTTCCAGAATTGGAAGGATGTATGAAGGTATGGGAGTTTATGGAGATGATCCATAGTCGTTCCTACACATACATTATTAAGAATGTGTACTCAGATCCTGCAGAGGTATTTGATACTATCCTTAGTGATAATCGAATACTTGAGAGAGCACAAAGTGTTACTCAGGCATATGATGACTTCATCAACTCAGCACATGAATACGATCAAAGTAACATGTGGAAAGAGGGATGGAGAGGATCTTACTTATCCGAGTCAACAATTTATGAACTCAAAAGAAAACTCTTCCGAGCAGTTGCGAATGTCAACATTTTGGAAGGAATTAGGTTCTATGTCTCCTTCGCATGCTCGTTCGCTTTTGGTGAACTTAAGCTCATGGAAGGATCGGCAAAAATCGTTTCTCTTATCGCCAGAGACGAAAACCAACATTTAGTCATCACACAACAAATCCTCAATAAATGGAGGAATGGAGATGACCCAGACATGAAGAAAATTTTCAAAGAGGAGGAGCCATGGTTCTATAAAACTTTTGAAAATGCTGTTAATCAAGAAAAATTGTGGTCAGAGTATTTGTTTAAGAACGGATCAATGATAGGTCTTAACGAAAAACTCCTTCAACAGTATGTTGAATGGATTGCAAACAAAAGAATGAAAGCAGTCGGTCTTAAACCCGTGTATGATATTGCTCAAAGAGCAAACCCACTACCTTGGACACAGCATTGGATCTCATCAAAAGGATTACAAGTTGCACCACAAGAAACGGAGGTAGAAAGTTATGTCGTTGGGGGAATTAAACAGGATGTCAAGAAAGATACATTCTCAGGTTTCAAATTATGATGAAGTTGCTGATTGCATCGAAGCATATCTAGATTGCTCGAAACATAGTCAACAACTCTTTGGAGACATAGACCCGTATGATTGGTTAGAGAATCAGGGAGTATAACAAGAAGAGGGTTTTATACCCTCTTTTTTATTGACTACATATAATTGTGATGTTATAATTAAATGACTAAAGAAATTGATTATGAAAACCCTTGGATATATGAAGGTCGTCCTTTTACCTCTGATGATATTGGGGAGTATTATGGGTTCGTCTATCGCATCACCAATACCACCACTCAGAAATCCTACATCGGAAGAAAGTACTTTTGGCAGAAGAGGAAGCCCAGAGGAGGAAAACGAAGAGTCACAAGTGAATCAGACTGGAAGCGATATTACGGAAGCTCTGACGAACTTAAACAAGATATTAGAAGCCTTGGTAGAAGTTCTTTCAGAAGAGAAATCCTCTCCCTCCACACAACCCTTGGAAAAGTAAACTACGAAGAGACAAAACAATTGTTCTTACACAATGTGTTGATGGAAGCACTTGACGACGGGACACCGATGTATTATAATAGCAACATACTCGGACGCTATATGCGTAAAGATTATGGACAGTTTCACGAAAAATCTTAGAACTACTTATGATTGGTCAATAGATCGAATGAACGAACTATGTACAGATGGTGATATTGAACAACTTAAAGATGCTGTTTCTATACGTCAGGAATTTGCAGAGTGGTTACTTAGAGAAGATAAGAGTGTCAATCACGATATCGTTTCCCTTGAATATATGGGAGAGGGTAGCGAGTATGATATATAATTTGTATT